ATGTCAGAAATGAGTTCAAAATTAGAACAAGTCCTTGAATACTTGGTTAACGGCGAGCAAGACAAAGCAGAAACTTTACTGCACGATGTCATCGTTGAAAAAGCAAGAGGAATTCACGAGGAGCTTGTAAACGCACAGGACGAAGCAGTAGCGGAAGAGACTACAGAAGAAACTACTGAATCAACTGAAGCAACAGACGAATCAAAAGAAGTAACAGAAGAATCAACAGACGAAGTTAAAGAAGAAGCTAAAGAAGAAGCTACAACTGAAGCAAAAGAAGATGCTAAAGAAGAAGCTACAACTGAAGCAACTGAAGAAACTAAAACTGAAGAATCTAAAGAAGAAACTAAAGAAGCAGTAGGTTCTGAAACAGGTGATGCAGAAGCTGATCTTAAAGATGAGTTAAAAGCAAAAGCTGAATCAGATGCTGAAGAAATTGACTACGAAGAAACTAACGAAGACGATGGTGATGAAGATGGTGAAGATGATGACCACGATCACGAAGAAGTTGAAGATAGAGTAGATGATTTAGAATCAGCATTAGAAGAACTTAAAGCTAAATTTGATGATATTATGAACGGTGACGAAGGCGAAGGCGAAGAAGAAGCTGAAGCTGAAATGCCTGCTGAAATGGATGCTGAAGAATCAACAGAAGAAGTTGAAACTCCAGTTGTTGAAGCAGAGCTTAAAGCAGTTAAAGTTGCTTCACCAGACGGTTCAGATAACACAAAATCACCAGTAGCATCAGCTAATATGAAAGATATGGGAGCGGCACCAAGTGTAGCTTCAGCATCTGACGAAAAAGGCGGTTCTGCACCAGCACCAAAAGATATGGGTGCTAGTAACACAGGTGATATGAAAGAAGTTAAAGCTGATAACACAGATGGATCTGATTCATCTGCGAAGTCACCAGTAGCCAGCAAATAATTGCTGACTAGGTAAGGAGATAGATTTATGGTTCAATTGATTACTGAAGCATTGACACACGACCAGGCAGGCATTGAAGTTTTGCACGAAGGTAAAGACGGCAAAAAAGATTTGCATATGAAAGGCGTGTTTATTCAAGGTGGAGTAAAGAATCAAAATCAAAGAGTTTATCCTATATCTGAGATCTCTAATGCGGTAGCTAATATCAAAGAGAGATTAAATCAAGGGTATAGTGTTTTAGGTGAAGCGGATCACCCAGAAAACTTAACAGTAAATTTAGACAGAGTAAGTCATATGATTACTGATATGTGGATGGATGGTCCAAATGGCCTTGGTAAACTTAAAATAATGCCAACACCAATGGGTAAGATAGTAACTACATTATCTGAAAGTGGTGTTAAATTAGGAGTAAGTTCAAGAGGATCTGGTAACGTTAACGAAAGTGGTGAAGTTCAAGGTTTTGAAATCATTACAGTAGATATCGTTGCTCAACCATCGGCTCCGGATGCATATCCAAAAGCAATATACGAAGGCTTATGGAATATGCGTGGTGGTCAAAAGTTATATGGTTTAGGACAAGCGGCAATGTTTGATCCTAGAGCACAGAAGCATTTGGCGGATTCTATAACTAAATTAATTGAAGAGCTAAACAAGAAATAAGGAGATTCAGATGGCAGATATTACAGAAATCTTTGGTACAGATGGTTTAAGTGAAGACGTTAAATCGAAAGTACAAGAAGCTTGGGAGAAAAAGCTGTCTGAGGCTCGTGAGGACATCTCAGCAGAATTAAGAGAAGAGTTTGCTCAACGTTATTCAAATGATAAAGCTAATATTGTAGAAGCAATGGATAAAATGATTTCGGATGTTATGAAGAAAGAAGTTTCAGAATTTGCAGAAGACAAAGCTAAAGTAGTTGCTGAAAGAGTAGCAGTTAAAGAAAGCTTGGCTAATCATTCAAAAATGTTGGAAAAATTCGTATCAGACGTTCTTGTAAAAGAAGTAAAAGAGTTACAAGGCGATAGAGATGCACTTAAAGGTCAATTTGCAAACTTAGAAGAGTTTGTAGTCAGACAACTCTCCAAAGAGTTAACTGAATTTAGCGAAGACAAAAAAGATGTTGTTGAAACAAAAGTTAAATTAGTATCAGAAGGTAAGAAAATTATCGAAGATACTAAAGCGGCTTTCGTTAAAAGAGCATCGGACATTGTTGAAAAAACAGTTAGTTCTACACTGAAAAATGAAATGAAAACACTTAAAGACGATATCAAAGTTGCTAAAGAAAACGACTTTGGAAGAAAAGTGTTTGAAGCATTTGCCGGTGAATATATGAGTTCATACCTTTCAGAAGGTGGTGAAATTAGTAAGTTGCAGTCACAACTTACAAATGAGAAAGAAGCAACTGCGAAAGCAGAAGCGGCACTTTCAACTAAAGATGACGAAGTTAAAGCTATGGAAACAAAAGTTAGAATAGCAGAAGATAAAGTTGCTAGAGAAAAAACTTTGAACGAATTAGTAGGTCCATTAGCTAAAGACAAGCGTCAAGTAATGACTGAGCTATTAGAATCAGTTCAAACTGCTAATTTAAAAAAGCAATTTGAAAAGTATCTACCGGCTGTATTAAACGAAACAGCGGCGCCTAGAGCTGATGATGATAAGGTTATCATCACTGAGCACACAGGTGATAGAGAAACTGAGCAGAGCTCAGACAATACAAACAACGATATCGTTAATATTAAACGACTAGCAGGGTTAAGGAGTTAAAACTATGTCAGATAAAATGATAACTGAAAATTGGGATAACACTAAAAAAGCTCTGATGGAAGGTCTTGAAGGCCAAAAGAAAGACACTATGTCAGCTGTGTTGGAAAACACACAGAAATATTTGGCAGAGGCCGCTTCAGCAGGTGCAACAGGTGCCGGCAACGTTGCCGCACTTAACAAAGTGGTATTACCAGTAATTAGACGGGTTATGCCTACAGTAATAGCGAACGAGATCATCGGTGTACAACCAATGACTGGTCCAGTAGGTCAAATCCACACATTAAGAGTAAGATATGCAGAGTCAGATCAAGGTGTAACAGCAGGTTCTGAAGCACTTTCACCATTCCAAATCGCAAGAGGTTATTCTGGTGAAGAAGGTACGACTACTGATACAGCGGCGGCTACAAGTTCGTTAGAAGGTAAAGCGGGTAACAAATTATCTATCCAAATCTTAAAACAAACAGTAGAAGCTAGAACAAGAAAACTTTCAGCAAGATGGACATTCGAATCGTCACAAGACGCTAACGCGATGCACGGTTTAGATGTAGAAGCGGAAATTATGGCCGCTCTTGCTCAAGAAATTACAGCAGAGATTGATCAAGAGATTTTATTCTCTCTAGAATCATTAGCATCAACTGGTGGTACATACGACCAGTCAGCGGCTACAGGTACAGCGACTTTCGTGGGTGATGAACACGCGGCATTCGCCACTATGATTAACAGAGAAGCTAATAGAATCGCTCAAAGAACTAGAAGAGGCGCAGGTAACTGGGTTGTATTATCACCAGTAGCTTTAACAGTTCTTCAATCAGCGACAACTTCAGCTTTCGCAAGAACAACTGAAGGTACTTTTGAAGCTCCAACTAATACTAAAATGGTTGGTACTTTAAACGGTGCAATGAGAGTATATGTTAACTCATACGCTCCAGATTCAACACCAGCACTAGTTGGTTACAAAGGTCCAGGTGAAGTAGATGCCGCGGCGTTTTATTGTCCGTACATCCCATTAATGTCATCAGGCGTTGTAATTGATCCAACTACGTTCGAACCAGTAGTAAGCTTTATGTCTAGATACGGTTACGTACAATTAGACAATACAGCTTCATCTCTTGGTAACGCAGGTGATTACTTGTCGAAAATTGCTATTACGCACGGTAACTTATCGTTCCTATAAACCGAT